TGTTTCTCCACACTGCGTACAAGTTGAGCTTTAGTGCGTTTGGACGCCCAAGAGGCAAGTGCAGTGCGGTTACTCATGTCCATTAATCCGGGGGAGAAAGGAAAATCATTCCAGGAGCCAATGTCGAAAAACTTCTTGAAACCACGTTTTAGGGAAGCCAAACGACCAAGGTCTGAGCGAGACAATCTGCCGTCGTGTTCTCCCAAATGGATACGTTTCTGTTTGCCCAATTCATCGGTCAACTTGTCTGCGCGAGTGTGATGGAGAGTGTCTGGAGCACCATCAGGCACATGTTGTTTAGTCGATATCCAGTGGTCACGGTCAGAATTGGCTTCTATTTCACGGGTGGCATCATCAGTGGGTTCGTTGATGTCGAGGGCGGTGTCATGAGGTCCAGAGAAAACGGGCATGGGAGGAAGCTTATAGTTTGAAGGGGTGGTGGATAAAATTGCGTCCTCCGCCACGGCAGTGAAGTGGCGAACCAAATGAGCGACCGGGGAGACCGAGGAGTGAGTCACAGACTCGGTGTGACGACTAAAAGCTTTGGTGCCACGGTCGGGAGCGTCCCTTCGAACGGCTCTGTGGGTACGAGCAGTGTAGACGTCGCCGGCTGGTGTTGGGGTGTTGAGCCAGTCGGCGCGGTCGGTGGCAGAAACTCCTTGGACACCAACGATTGGATTGGGGCCCGGAAGACCTAAACGGGCGCGAGCCCTAGGGGAGAGACATCGTGAAATATGGGACAGAACGGCGGATGATATCAAGCCATCCACATCTACGGCCGGGGTAATGATCGGAGTATTGTGCACCGAGGCAACGGTCAAGATGGCTGTAAGGATCTGGCTCTTAGACCAAGCTGTTTCAATACGAGCTGATGTGGGAATCTGCGCACCCATGACAAGATAGATGTTCCCTGTTGCACGAGTGAGGGCAGTGTAGGCAGCATGTTCTGTAGCAGTAGCCGTAAGGCCGCCAAGGTCAATAGCGACGTCACCGTGAACAGTATGGCCTTGACTGTCCGTGAAGGTATCGGTGACTTGGCCGCCCATATTTTGAGTCTCGGCGAACCGAGGGGACACAGCTAGAAGCGGGACGCCGGCAGGTGACTTGGACGTGATGACCACGTTACCTCGATGTACAATACGACCAGGAACTTGCACAGAAGGGAGACCAAATAACCGGGTAACGTCTGGGGCTGTGCGGACAACGTTCGTGGCGTAATAGTCGGACATTTGGGACAACCAGTCAGCGGTGGCGGGACTTTTACGAGATATAGATGGAGTTTTCGGGAAAACCCCACGAGCTTGACAAGCGTCAAAAGTAAAATATACGTCAGTTACGCCGGGATTGGCAGCCAAGAACAGAGGGATAAATGAGTTCCAACACTTGCCAACATCATCAAAAACGACGGTCCCGGTACGGGGTTGACACAAAGGCATACAACCAGTCATGAAGTTCCCAGCTTGAAGACCGATTCCTGGGAGTGCAGCGAGAACAGCGTTCTTGAGAGGGTCACGGAGGGGATGGTCCCAAGTATGGAAGGCGAGAGTAGCCGGAGTAAATGGCGAAACGGCATGCCGGGCAACTAAAGTAGGGATTAGGTCCCAAGTTTTACCTGTGCCGTAAGCACCATGGTACAGGTGAAAATTAACTGAACGGGAGTACATGCCTTGAC